CACCGAGCTGCGCGGCTACGATCCGGGCCTTGGCGCCGGGACGTTCATCTACGCCAAAGCGGGTGCAACGCTTGCCGTCGGCGACTGGTGTTCGTTTGACTACTCGCTGGCAAGTGGCGTCATCACCACCACCGCCATCAAGTGGACTGGCTCGGCCAATACCGGCGCACCGCTGTGCGTTGCCATCACCGCGCTGACCAGCTCGCAATGGGGTTGGTTCCAGGTGCAGGGCAACTGCATCGCGGCATCGTCGGGCACCGTGGCGAAAGCCGACAAGGTGTACTGGCAGGCCAACGGCGTTGTGTCGTCAACGCTTGTTGCAAGCAAGCAGGTGCTGAATGCTGCTGCTGCTACCGCCAACAACGCCAGCATCAACGGCGCTGCAATCGGTACTGGCTTCAGCGTTTTCACCATCAACCGCCCGTTTGCTCAGGGCCAAATCACCTAAGCAATTAGGCGCAGCAACAGCGGGCGGCTTCGGTCGCCCGTTTTCATTTCCACTACGGAGAAAGCATGGATCTCGCAACAGCAAAGATTGAGCAGTCGGGTGTTAACGATTACGTCGCCTACCACGGCGATGACCGCAACCTGTTTGTGCAGTTTGAAATGGTTGCCGAAAAGCAGGGTTTTGAGTCCGAGGCGCAGGGCCGCCCGGTTTTCAAAGATCAGGCTTACATCACAATCATGTTTCCCGGCGACAAGACTCGCAAAATCAGTCGGCGCGTGCAGATGAATCCGATGGAGTCGGCACCTTTCCCGCCGGATCCTGAGCGCTTTCCCAAGCAGTGGGCGGCATTCCAGTCGCAGCAAGAGCAGCCCGTCACCGGAATGCCGATTGACCAGTGGGCACCGCTCACCAAATCCATGGCCGCAGAGCTGAAGGCCAACCGCGTGTTTACCGTCGAGCAACTGTCTGCCGTGCCGGATTCGGCGCTGCACACGTTGGGCATGGGCGGGCGCGAGCTGCGCGAAAAAGCGCAGGTGTGGCTCAAGCAAGCGGAGTCGGGCGCGGAAACCCTGCGCCTGGCATCAGAAAACACGCAACTGCGTGCGGATCTCGACCTTCTCAAGGCGCAAGTCGCCGAAATCGCAGCACTCAAAAAGGCATCGAAATGACCATCAAAGCAAACCTGATCGGCTCCGGTATCGCCCCGCTCGCGGCCATTGGCATCGCTGGCGGCAACATCAGCAACACGCTGACCGCCGCGGGCAGCACCCAAGCCACCGCGCTGGCGCTCACCACGCTCAACGACATCCACGTCATCACCACCGCTGCGGCATCGACCGGCGCAGTCCTGCCGTCAACGCTGTCCATCGGCGACCAGATGGTTGTGGTCAATGGCGGCGCAAACAGCATCACGCTTTACCCGCCCGTTGGCGGCAAGCTCAACAACGGCACGGCCAATGCTGGCCTGACGGTTGCGTCGACCAAGGCGGCGCATGTGTTTTGCATTAACAACCTTGATTTTGCTGTCGTCGTCTCGGCTTAAGCATCCATGGCGCTCGCAATCAACACGACCACCGGCAGCAAGACGCTGCTGGTGCTTGTGCAGGACATCTGCGACGAGATCGGCCTGCCGCGCCCGATTACCGTGACTGGCAGCGTCGATCAGCAAGTGCGCCAGATGCTTGCCCTGATCAACCTGGAAGGCAAGGCGCTGGCAAGCCTTGGGCAGAATTTGGGCGGTTGGCCGCAACTGCGCAAGGAATTCACGATCACCACGGTGTCGGGGCAGGCGGCGTATGCGTTTCCGACCGATGTGGCGTTTTTCATACCGTCAACGGTTTGGGATCGCACCTATCGCTGGCAGTTGCTTGGGCCGCTCAATCCGCAGGAATGGCAAGTGCTGAAGTCCGGTATTTCGCCCACCGGCCCGCGCAGGCGGTTTCGGATCATGGGCGGGCAAATCTATCTGGACCCTACGCCCAGCTCGGCAGATGCGGCCACGATTGCGCTTGAGTACATCTCCGTCAACTGGGTGAACTCGTCCGCTGCGGTGGGCAAGACCGCATTTACCGCTGACGACGATTACACCGTGCTGGATCAGGACGTGATCGCTGCCGGGCTAAAGTGGCGCTTTCTGCGTGCCAAGGGCTTGGACTACGGCGAAGAGAAGCAGCATTACGAGAATTTGCGCAATCAGTCTGTCGCCCGCTCGGGTGGCCTGCGCGATATTCCGATGAATGCCAGCGCAAGCGGTATGCGTTTGCTCAACAATATGAACGTGCCCGATACGGGATTTGGCACATGACGGTTGCAAAGCCCCGCGTGCCCATCCGGGCCGTCAGCCAAACCGCGTCCATCCCTGCGCCTGTGGGCGGGCTGAATGCTCGAGATGCGCTTGCGAATATGGATCCGCAGGACGCGGTGATCATGCGCAACTGGTGGCCCAGCACTAATTACATCGAGGTGCGCAACGGCTCGTCGTCATGGGCGACCGGCTTGCCGGGCTGGGTGCAGTCGCTGATGACGTACAGCAAAGGCGACGGCACGCGCAAGTTGTTTGCGGCCAGCGGCACCGGGTTTTATGACGTTAGCAGCGCGGGCGCAGTCGGTGCGGCGGTGGTCAGCGGGCTGACAAATGCGCAATGGGAGTACGCCAACATCGCAACCGCTGGCGGCTCGTTTTTCTACGCTGCCAATGGTGTGGATGCGCCGCGGTACTACGACGGCACATCTTGGGTGGCGGTGACGGGTGTGTCGACGCCTGCCATCACCGGCTTCACGACCACCGCGCTGCATTCGCCGACCGTCTGGAAAAACCGTCTGTGGTTTGCGCAAAAGGACACGCTCACCGCCTGGTACCTGCCCACCAGCAGCATCGGCGGCGCTGCGTCATCGCTGAATCTCACCGCGCTATTCAAGTCTGGCGGCTATCTGACCAGCATTTTCAGCGCGACGATTGATAACGCAAACGGAATTGATGACTACCTGGCCTTCATTACCAGCGAAGGCGAAGTGGCGGTGTATCGCGGCTCGGATCCGTCAACGCTCGGCGCATTTGGATTGGTGGGCCTGTATCGCATCGGTCGCCCGCTGTCGCGCCGTTGCTCGTTTCGTATCGGCAACGATGTGGTGCTGCTGTGCGCAGACGGCGCGGTGCCGTTTAGCAAGTTGCTTTTTGCTGCTCGAGATCAAGCCGCCCGCACGCTCACCGACAAGATCCAGACGCTGATTAACAACGACGTGATGTCGTACAACAGCAATTACGGCTGGCAGGGTGTGTATTACCCGATGGGCAACAAGGTGCTGCTCAACGTGCCGCAGACCACCAGCAGCGTGTCGTACCAGTACGCGGCAAACACCGTCACAGGCGCGTGGACGCTCTACACCGGCTGGAATGCGGCTTGCTGGGACGTATACGGCGATCGGCTTATGTACGGCGGCAATGGCGTTGTCGTGCAGGCAGATACCGGCACAAGCGACCAAGGCTCGGCAATCCTTGCCGATGTCATGCCCGCGTTTAGCTATTTCGGCGCACCTGGACGACAAAAGCTGTTTAAGGCCGTGCGCCCCATCTTTTTTGCTGACGCGCAGCCCGGCGTGGCGATTGCGCTCAACACCGACTACTCGCAAAACGCACCGACGACGACGCCGACCTATTCGGTGACGGCAGGCGCGAGCTGGGGCGCGGCAAGCGTTGGCGCGATCACCTGGAATACCAACGACTGGACGGCAGGCATGGCCGTGTATCGGGATTGGCAGTCGGTGGGCGCAATCGGTTTTGCTGCGGCGGCTCGCGTGCAAGTGCAGACGCTTACAAGCGAGATTCGCTTGCAATCCATGGACTACGTTTTCGAGCCGGGCGGCGTCTACTAGTGCTGAGTTTCGATCAGGACGCGATCAGCGCGTTTCTGTGTCCGCGCATTGGTATGCCGATCACGCCAATGAATGGAATCGCTCAGGTGCGCGGCGGGCAGATTGTTGGCGCTGCGGGCTTTACCGACTGGATGGATTGCAGCGTGCAAATGCACTGCGCGGGTGACGGCGCGTGGCTGTCGCGCTCTTTTTTGCGAGCGGTGTTTAGTTATGCGTTTGCAGAAAAGCCGGTGGTGATTGGCTGTGTTGGCAGCGGCAACGAGCGTGCGCTGCGGCTGAATCGCAAGCTGGGATTTACGGTTGACGGACGGATCGACGGCGCTCATGCCGACGGTGCGCTGGTGATTATGTCGATGCGGCGCGATGAGTGCCGATGGCTGAAATAAGGAAACCAAATGGGCAAGAAGAAAGTTAGCGCACCGCCGCCGCCGGATCCGAATCAGGTAGCCAAGGCGCAAACCGACAGCAACATTGCGACGGCGAATTTCAACGCGAATCTCAACCGCGTTAACACCGTCAACCCGTTTGCCAGCCAGACATACAGCAGCACGACGGATGCCAACGGCAATCCGCAATGGACATCCACCACCAGCCTGTCACCGCAGATGCAGGGGCTGTACGACACCGCTGCCAGCCCGTTTCAGTTTCAAGGGCTGGGCGACATGCCCAACACGCCGGATGTCATGGGCAGCATGTCTCAGGGCGACATCAACGCGCAGCTCCAGCAGGGTCTGCCGGATATGCCCACCACCGCCGACAACGCCGGGCGCGAAGCGGTGACGAATTCAATGATGCAGCTCATGCAGCCGCAGATCGACAGGGATCGCGAGTCGCAGCGTGCATTGCTTGCTAACCAAGGCATCACCATGGGGTCGCAGCCATGGCAGTCGGCGCAGCAGGCTCAAGGCGACAACGAAAACCGTTTGCGGTTGAATGCCGTGCTGGCTGGCGGGCAAGAGCAATCGCGTCTGTTTGGCCTTGGCATGGCGGGCCGCCAGCAACGGTACGGCGAAAACTTGGGTGGCTTGCAAGGCTATCTCGGCGCAAATCAGCAGCGATTCGGCCAGCAAAACGCAGCCTTCCAAGACGCGCTTGCAAAACGCGGTCAACTGGCTGGCGAGCAAGTCACCGCACGCAACCTGCCGTTTGCCAACATGCAGTCGGTCTACGG